CCATGCGGTTAGAGTTTCCGTTACGGAATCCACCCCTGATCAGGTTCTCCTGAGCGACATTGAAAGTCCTCCAGAGGTCAGTCCCACGGTCATCCTCTCGACGCACATTAGAGATTTCCTTGATGATATCATCAGAAGGGTTCTCAAAGCGAATCTTAGCTGCATCAGCAAAGAAGTCCTGCTGGGCACGGGGAGTAAGCTCCAATTCCTTCCAAGTGTTTACCTTGTCCGAAATCTTGGAAGAGGTCGCAATCAGGTCACGGGAGGCTTGGATAACCTGCTTAGGCTCAAACCCGATGTGACGAATGTGGACCTTGCCGAAGTCGGACTCCGAGATCACCATTCCGTTAGAGCAGATCATGCGGAAGATACCCCCTTGCAGTTGGTAGCCTCCCAGACCGTTGTGAGCGTTCATGAGCAGCATCTCAGGGAAGCTGTCACCAACATCAAACTTATCCATGGTAAGGTCTTCGTGACGAAGACGGATAATGTGCTTCGCATGGTCCTTGGACCAAGTACGAGACTTAACCTGCTGGGCCTTCCATGCGGTCCAGCTCTCAAGGATATCGGTAGTGGGAAGGAAGGTGTAGCGGTCGGAGACCCTACCATCTTCGGGGGCAGTAGCGAACGCCGCAGGGGCGTGGGCACGGATCATTTCTTCATTCTTAATCATTCTTAACTCCATAGGTCAGGTAAAAAGCTTCATCACGGGTCAGTCCTAGTTCTTTCTGCTTCTTGGTCATGCGGAATCGCTTACCAGTCTTAGCAGTATAGTCCTCGATAGACTCGTAAATAACAGGGTTTGTGGGTTGCTCCTCAACAGGAGAAGCGGGTTCAGATTTTTCGGACTTACCTTCAAAGTGATCTGAGAAGACTTCGTTAACGAGTCCTGTCAGCATCTCCATGAAGGATTTGTCGCTTTGGTTGTCATCAGTCATTTCGAATTTCCTCCGTTCGTTGCCCTATTATAGCAAGTTTTCAGCGAATGTCAACCCTAGTCCTTTAAAAATTTTGCGAGATCCGTAACCCCTGACGTTTCAGGGTCTTGCATCATCTTCACAAATTCCTTAGATTGGAACTTCTTGCCCGAACTGGGGATAGTATACCATGCCCCGTTCCTCTCTACCAGCCCATCGGCCTCAAACATCTTCAACAGTCCAGAATGAGGATCTAATCCCTCATTGTAAAGTAACTCAAACTCACACTCCTTAAAGGGGATGGAACACTTGTTCTTGGTGTTCCTCACTTTCCCCTGAATCCCAATGATGTTCTTGAGATCATCTTTGAGGAGGTCGCTAGTTTTATTTGAAATACATTTTAAGTTTACGCCTAAGTAATACTCTAATGATTTTCCTCCCGCTGCCATCGTGTCGGGACTTCCGTACATTACGCCAACTTTATTTCTAATTTGGTTAATGATGACGAGAGCAACTTTATATTTTCTCATCAACGGATTGATCTTTCGCAAACACGCTCCCGTGGACTTAGCACGGATAGCCCCTTGCATATTATTTCCCTCATACCCCTCAGCTTCATACTCTGCTTTTGAAGGCGAGACCGCAATACTATCGTAGACAACAACAATCGGTGTGTCAGAGTCAGTTTCTCTGATGGCCTTAATTGTATCCTCGATAACTTGAAAGCAGTCTTCCAAAGTTTCAGGCGCAGCGTAAATCAACTTCTTAGGATCAATTCCCAGATGAGAAGCAAACTCAGGGTTGTACGCATTTTCACTATCCACCATCATGGTGTAGTGACCCAATGTTTGCGCCTCCTTGAGGATGTGAGTGCCGAACACAGTTTTGGCTGTGGACGCTTCCCCATGGAACTGAGTGATCATACCAATGGGGATACCCTTGGTATACTTGCCCGAAATAATCTTGTTAAGAGCGTAGCTCCCTGTGCTTACAAATCCTAAATCGGGGACTTGTTCCGATAACAAACCAGCGTTTTTCAGCCTGTTCAGTACAGCATTATCCATACGCTATTATAGAAGGCTTGACTTTTTTACTGAAGAGATTAGTGAATAAAGTACCTTATACGGGTCAATGTTTGCACAAGGTCTGCGGTCTTCGAAGTACCCCGCACCCTCTTCCTTGACTTTTTTGGGAATGCGGATTGACGCTCCCCTATCTGCCACAGCAAGAGTGAACTTCTGGTAGTCAGAGGTTTCGCAGTCCCCAGTCATGCGCTTCTCGATCCCTGCGCCACACACGTTAATGTGTTCAGCGTGATCAGTTTCCAGATGCACAGCAAGCTCTTCATACTCGTCTTCACCAAAGCACTCTCGCATCTTAGCCGTAGAGAAATTAGTGTGGCACCCTGCTCCGTTAAACTTGGGATGAGGTTTAGGATCGTAAGACACAACCATAGGGTTATACTCCGACACTCGATCAAGAATGTAGCGCGAGACCCACAGATCATCTGAAGTTTTAAGAGGGCCTTGGGCAGCAGTTTGCCACTCCCATTGTCCCGGCATAACCTCAGCGTTAATCCCATCAATCTCGATCCCCGCCGCCAGAACTCTTTTTTCAAACTCCTCCATAATGGATCTACCGATTACGTTCATGCTCCCTGCACCGCAGTAATACTGACCCTGCACTTGTGGGCTTAGAAGAAGACCTAATGGTTGGTAATCCGTAGGATTAATGAAAGTAATTTCTTGTTCAAACCCTACAAGAATTCCTGCCATATCTTTAGTGAGTCGTTCCAAGTGGATTCGAGTGTTTGATTCGTGAGGCACCCCATCGTAGTAGCACACTTCACAAAATGCTAACAAGCCTCCCTTATTAAAGGGATCGGTGTAGGTTCGAACAGGACGCAACATCCTATCCGAATCTTCTAATGTCCCCTGTTCGGTCGAACCTCCATCAAAGTTCCAACACGGAAGAACAATGTGTTCTTCAGTATTAAGATAGCGCGTCTTACTTCTTACTTTGGGTAACGGGCCACGCCCATCAAGCCACAGGTACTCAATTCTTTGTCTTTTGTTCATTGATCGCCTCCTCAGCGTATTGAATATTCTTTTCTAATCGTTCTCTATCCCCCTCTGGGATATTAGCTCTAGGATTATCTAAAGCTTCCTTAATAACTTTAATAGACTTTGCATACCTCCCTACCCAGTAGTAGGACACCCCCATCTCATCGCGCAGTCTCCACTCATACACATCTGGTTCCACAAATAGTCTATCCGTAGTGAGTGGAGTCTTTAAAGCCTTCTCCCCCAACAAGATCGCTACATTATGCATATTGTTTTTTCTGTAATAAGCAATGACTGGGTGTAAAGCTTCCAACCTTTCTGGGCGATAATTATACGCTCTTAGAAAATCGTTAATAGTCTCCTCAAAAGAAGCCCCCGCCTCCAACTTATACCGTCCTACACGCAGACCTGCAAGATAAATCTCCTCATCCCACCTACTAAACTCTAAACATTTTTGCAAGGGCTCCAATGCTTTCTCTGGCATCCCAGCATCACGATAAGACTGTGCTAAGTAAAACCAACCTCTGCCGTCTTCGGGGTGATCAAGCATCCACTGTTCGAAGACTAGTGCATCTCGGTAATAGAGTTTTTCATCCTTGCCTCTAGCTCCATCCGAATTAGGAATTACACAGGCATTATGCAAGGTTTCAATGGAGGATTCCTCTGCCGCGCCACACACTTCATGGATAGGCCAATTCCATTTCCAAGAAAGGCCATCTTTATAGAACTGCGCTCTATTGTAAACAAGAGTGGAATATGCTGTTCGCACCTCGACTCGATCAGCAGTAAGAGGGGGGAGTGCGGCAATCTTTTTAGTTACTACGCCCTGTCCATTCTCAAAAGGAGCAAAGACCTCATCAGCATCAATGGTCATGATGTAGTCGCCTCTTCCCTTCCCTAGATCAAAAGCTTCCTGACGGTTATGACAGAAGGAAACCCACGGGCGATCATGCACTTCCCCTTTGAGTTTGTGCTTTTTCCAATACTCCTTCATAACCTCCTGCGTTCCATCTGTAGAGCCAGTGTCACAAATCACATACTCATCCACAATTGAACGCACCGAATCAAAGCATCTTTCGATAACTTCTGCTTCGTTCTTAACTATCATGCATAGCACGATCTTTTGTTTCTTATTTGCCTGTCGAGCCAAAGCCGCCCACTCCTCTAGATGTGAAGTCCAAGTCCTGAGACTCTTCAAAGTAAATGGAGTGAACTGGATTAATCTCGAACTGAGCGATACGGTCACCCTTTTTGATTCCCACCAAATCCGTCACCCTTTCATTGCGTATAAGAACTTTAATTTCGCCCCGATAGTCAGAGTCAATCTTTCCGGGAGAATTAGCTACTACAATTCCTTGGGATGCAAGACCACTTCTAGAGTAAATCTCACCCTTCCATCCTTCAGGAATTTGCATCGCTAGTCCTGTCCCTACCATCACTGTTTCTCCCAAAGGAATGTAAGCGTCTTCAATCGCAACAAGGTCATACGCTGCTGCGCTTGGCGTACCCTTAGTTGGGAGAACTGCATCAGGATGCATCTTGGTATATTTTACTGTGGTCATACTAGGTTTCTCTCTTGTAGTTTTTGGTCAATGAATTTTTCTAATAGGTCAAACTTAGACCCCTCCACTACCTTTTTGTTCTTATTACTAGAATTATGCCAATGCCATGCGAATGCTTCTAAGAACAGATGATCAGGGTTTTGTACTTTATTTTCAAACCATCCCCACTTCACCGCATCTCTTTCTTCCGCGCTTACTTTACTAATTAGCCACTCAGTATTGAAGAAGGTAGCGGGGAAAATGGTAAACTTAGGGTAGCGTCTCCATAGCTGGGCGAACATATCCTTACCCCAAATTGTGCTGTCGGGAATTACAGGCATCTTCATAACTTCAGCAAGAAGCTCCTTAGCAAATTCACTCTCTCTGAACAATGATAGTACAGTAGCGCAAGCTCCTTCCGAAGCAAAATCAGTTTCTCCGCCCCACTGGTACATGTACTCTTGGTCTAAGATAGGCTTAAAGTCTCGGAGGAACACAATATCCATATCAATCCAAACCCCTCCATATTTATACCCTGCGAGGATTCTAAGGAAATCACTTTTTAAGTAGTACTTCGTATCATTAGCAGCCAGTTGTCCCACTCCCTCTACAGGTGTTCC